TGAAGCAACTTTATTATCTGCATTGAGAGAACATTATGAGCATGCCAAGCAAGAAGAAACCAAAGACAATAGAGCTGATACTAGCAAACTTGCGAGAAGGTCTGACTAAAGAAGTTGCATGCAGTCAAGCCGGCATTACTCGCATGACTTTGCACCGATGGTGTGAGGATGATGAAGAGTTAGCACTTGATGTGCAAGCTGCTATTGATGTTTCACAGGCTGTATTGATTAAAGCAGTCACGAGTGCAGCGTTTACCGATTGGAGAGCGGCTGCTTGGATGCTTGAACGAAGATGGCCCAACGACTTTGCTGCAAAGCGTGATGTAGAGGTCAGTGTCAACAATAAATCAGACGGCACAGATGTGGTTGTTGGTATGATTGCACAAGCTCAAGCACTGTTAATAAGTGGAGACGTGGAGGATCAGACCACGTCTCCGGCATCTAACAAGCAACTACTAGATGAAACTGAATAGTAACAGATATGAATTTGCAACTCAATGATCTACAGCAAGCCATCATCGCTCGTATCATGAGACAAGATGAGGTGATCTCTGCTCGGTGTGGTTGGGGTAGCGGCAAAACATCTGCACTAGTATTCTCATTGCTCATGGTCAGCAAGTGGAGACGTGGTTGTTCATCATTGCTCATCACTGATACTGCACCAAGGTATAATTCTGTTTTAATGCCAGAGATCAGCAAATGGCTTGAGCCTTTAGGATGGACATACAATCACACCTTGCGATTGTGGACAGACACACACACAGGCTCAACAGTGTGGTGCAGATCATACTTTAGACCGGGCACAAGAGAAGCAACGCATAACCCATTGGAAGGCTTGAACATCACAAGCGGTGTGTGCTTGATAGATGAATGTCAAACACTCACAGCAGAAGTTGCACATAAAGCACTTGGTAGATTGAGAGCCGGGCCATCACCGATCATGATACTAGTTGGTCTACCGGTTGCAGATGCGTGGTGGTGCTCAATGGCAGAGCAAGCTGGCTATGATCCATTGCTGTTCACTAGTTATGTGAATGAAGCAAATTTATCAGATGCATGGTTTGAAGCAACCAAACTGCTACCACAAGCAGAGCGTGAAGCAATGGTGATGAATAAACCGGCACCACCAACTGGCCTTGTTTATAATGAGTTCACTGAGAATCATGTCATAGACAATTGGCAATACAAGCCAAGTATGCTCGGTAGAATAGCCATCGACTGGGGATTTAGAAAACCGTCTGTGCTCATCATGTGCTACGATGAAGAGTTAGAGGCAACAGTCATTTGTCATGAGATCAATCCGGCAGAAGTAACAACGCAGCAACTTGCTCAACTCATTCTATCTATTGCGTGGCCCAGATCACTACAAGCACAAGCACCATCTGCAAGGATTTGGCTTGACGATGGTGTAGCAGACAAGGCCGGCAAAGCAAGAAACGATCAGACCGGTGCAAGTGCATTTAGAGCAATGAGAGCAGACATCAACTCAGGCGGCATCGGCATGCACCTTCGCAATACATCTGACCCAATTAGAGTTGACATTCTCAATGGTATTCAGAGACTAAAACGAGCATTCAGCAGCAGAAAATATCTAGTCACAAAACAAGTTTGGGAGCGTGGCGAGAAAGCTAGAGGTAACAGCATTAGAAAAGCATTACTTAGCTATAGCTGGGATAAAAACGAACAACCGAAAAAAGATGGCAGAGAAGATCCATTGGATGCACTACGCTATGACTGCATCATGTTCAATTGGCATGATACTGCAGTTGATCGTAGACAATACACAGCTAGAAAAAGCGGTGTGAATAGTGGTAATAATAACAGACGCAAGGTGCGAATAGGTGGTGGATCAGTTCAATCATTTTAAATCGGAGTTGACCAAATGGAGTTCACAGAGCGTTATCTAGCCATAGTGTTACTCGATTTAATTGGCTCAACTGCATTTGTGCAGAAGGTCGGTGCAATGCGTGGTGCAAAGTGGTTGCAGTATCACGATAGACTTGCACGATCATTAGTGTATAAATTTGATGGCAGAGAAATAGATAGATCAGACGGTTTTTTGCTGAGCTTTGAGCGACCAATTGATGCAGTCAATTTTGCTCTGCACTATCAGCACAGTGTGCCACCAAAAACAAAGCTCGGTGCTAGAATTGGCATTCACTTCGGCAAGATAGTTGAAGTCAAGCAAGATGAATTGATGACGATGAGCGGTGCTAAAGCAATTGAGTTGGAAGGTCTGAGCAAAAACATAGCAGCACGAGCAATGAGCTTATGTGGTGCCGGTCAAGTATTACTCACAGCAGAAGCAATGAAAGCAGTTAAGCATCGCACCAACTCATTCACACCCAAGGGCACACGTTATGCACTTGCCGGTGAATACCGATTTAAGGGAGTACGAGATACACAGATCATCTATACAGTCGGCAACACAATTGAAAGTTTGCAGCCACCCAAAGGCAGTGAAAAAGTCAAGAAGATTGCCGGGCCAAAAAAGATCAAGTCGAGAGCAAGAGATAGAAAGCTCAGAGAGTGGTTGTGGTGGTTTCTCACTCGCAATGCTATTTTCAATGTCTGTTATTGTTGCTATACGGTTTGGCCTGTTATCACATCAAAGCATGCACGACTCATGAGCGGCTTAGATGACTATTTCTATTGGATAGACTATATAGCAGTGTATGTGATGATGATATTGAGAGCGATACTATGAACAAACCAAAATCTGAACAACCAACCGAAGATGCAAAAGCCAAACGTGGTTGGTGGTTCTCAGTTACATTTTTAATTATTGTTGTATGTCTGATTTTGTTTCTTAGTTACGTAAAGATAGTAGATGAAAATCGAGACGTGTTGGTTGGTATACTTGGTGTATTAACTGGCAGTATTAGCTCAATGATGGCAATTGCAAGCGGTCGTGATCCGGCAGAAGTTGAAGAGTTAAAAGACAAACTTGCGAGTGCAAATGCAGACAGAGAAGCACTCATTGCACGACTCAGAGATGCACAAATTCAAATGCAGATTAAACACGATCATCTGCTTGACTTACAGAATGCGATCATTGAAAAACTTAGTGTGATTAGAGCACCGACACGCAAAAAAGATGATGATGTTGAGTTACATCCCGATGTTGAAAAATGGATAGAGAAGTAGATCAGCCTTGCCGGGCTGTTTGCCAGATGTTGCCGCACCTAACGACAAGACTGATTTACTCACCTTACAATTCAGAGACAGAATACAACAATCACTCAGAGTGTTCAACAAGAGTTTTAAAAAACAAAAGCTCCTCCTAGCACACCGTCCAAAGTTTGTAGGGAAAGAGCTTTTGAAAAACAAAACAATCTGAAGTTTAGATTGGTAAATGAATCATATTAGATAAAGCATCTTGTTGCAATAGAAAAGCAAAGCAATGCACAAAGAAAAAGTGATAAACTCTGTGCATTGCTTCACTCGCCCAACATGACTCGAAATATCTATCATGTATTAGCAAAATAAGCAATGAATAACAAATGTTGCTTAATAGCAAAATTGTGCATATACTGTTAAACATTGCTTGCATCTTTCAAAGGATAGCTATGAGTAAATTAGAGCGAAATCCTAAACACATGAGGGCCAATACTCCTCGGTTTGTGACCAAAGGCATCACCGGCACACAGTTAAACGGTGGTGCAATCAGTGGCAAAGAACAGAATGCCAAGCTCACTGGCTTGAACTGGGTGCAAGAAGCAGAAGAGATGTTGCGTACTGATCCGATTGTCAGGCGATCTTGGCACATGCTCAGACAAACATTGCTGAGTGCAAGCTGGCGATTTGAACCGGGCATTGAGAATGATCCGATTGCAGAAGAGTTAGCACGTTTTGCAAATGAGTGCTTCGGCTTCGATGGCTACTCAGGTCAAATGTCAATTAGCTTTGAAGATCAACTCAGCTATCTACTAGAGTTTATTCCTCTCGGTTATCGCTATGCAGAAGAGTTGTATAAAGTTGGGCCGGATGCAGACGGTAAGGTTAAAGTGTGGCTAGATCAGTATGCAGACAGAGAACCAAGTGCGCACAACCGATGGTTAAGCAGAGATAATCAGCATCTTGATGGCGTGTTGCAGAATGTTGTCGGCACGACATACACACCAGAGCCAATACCGGCAAACAAACTGTTATTGCTCACACTCAATAGAACCGGCAGCAACTTTGAAGGAGTTGGCATGCTTCGGCCTGTGTGGTGGTGGTGGCGTACTAAACAACGCACTAGCAATCTCATGTGTATTGGTTTGGATAGATGGGCTGTGCCCACACCGAAAGTCATTGTTGATAGATCACAAGCTGAAAACATGGGCTTAACAGATGCCGACGTGAATGCAATGATCGATGATGCAGAAGCACAAGCACAAGCGTTTTTATCTACCGAGCAGAGTTATTTAGTTGAGAGCGGTGTTGTTAAATTTGAGAGCTATGAAACAAGTCCATACTTATACTCTCAAGGGCCGCTAGATATTATTAGATTGTGTGATAATCAAATTGCGTCTGCTTTTCTCACTCAGTTTGCAGACCTTGGCAATACTGAGACTGGTGCAAGATCAGTTGGTGAGATTCATCTGTCAGTGTTTAGACGTGCAGCAATTAATCTCTGTGATATTGTAGCTGCTCAAATTAGTGGGCCGGATCGTAGAGGTGGCGGCACAATCGGCAGATTGATCCGTTGGAATTATGGCTGTGTTGATCCGTCTAAATTGCCGAAGTTGGTTCACACCGGTTTAGACACCGATGATCTTGCTGAGTCGATGGGTATGCTGCCGCAATTGGTGCAAGCCGGCATACTCACACCAGATGATGAGCTAGAGAGAGCGATTCGTGAGAGACTTGGTGCCGGTGAACTGCCAGAAGAAGCATCACGGTCTGCACTTGATCGCACGAGTGGTGGTGGTCTGTCTGCATTTGCTGAGAAACTAATGAGGACAAAACGCAATGGCTAAAAAGATCAAAATAAAATTTGCTATACCTGACAAGTACTCACACATTGATTTTGTGCCGCCAAAAGGTGCACAACGTGCAGCAAAACGTGCACTTGCTGTCAGAGCGACTAAATCACCATCTCAGAGAGGCATGACTCCGGTTGGCATTGCTCGTGCTCGTGATT